CGGCTCAATCGCTCGCCAAAGCATTTGATACAGTCGGTATAAACTATCCAAAGACTGAAAAGGGCGCCCCGTCATTTACTAAATCCTTTTTATCCGACCATACTCACGAATTACCTAAGATGATACTAAGAACACGAGGGCTTAACAAGACACACGGCACCTTTATTAACACAATTATGAAGCATACAGCTGTAGATGGGCGCATACATTCACATATAAATCAAATCCGATCTGACGATGGTGGTACCGTATCAGGCCGAATCAGCATGAATAATCCAAATTTACAGCAGATACCCGCCCGTGATCCTGAGCTAGGTCCTATGATTCGCTCCCTGTTTCTACCTGAAGAGAATGAACAGTGGGCTAGTATAGATTTCTCGCAACAGGAACCACGAATCTTGGTCCATTATGCCCACGCTTACGGCAAATCCCAAGGCCATGACATGCAAGGTGTACAAGAATTTGTTGATGGATATCAAAATGATCCCGATATGGACTTCCATACCATGGTAGCCGACATGGCAAAAATACCTCGTAAGCAAGCTAAAACTATAAATCTGGGCATGATGTACGGCATGGGGGTCAATAAGCTGTCAGATCAGCTCGATATACCCGTGGATGAAGCCAAAAAGCTCGTGAACCAGTACCATGACCGTGTCCCTTTTGTTAAAATGCTCATGCATGGCGTGATGAATAAGCTCAATTCACGACAAAGCTCAGGCTCTATCCGCTCTATATTGGGTAGAAAATGCCGTTTTGACCTTTGGGAGCCCGATACGTTTGCTATGAACAAGGCCTTGCCCTATAAAGAGGCCCTCAATGAACACGGCCCAACGACCAGATTGAAGCGAGCCTATACATATAAGGCCTTAAATCGTCTTATTCAGGCATCAGCCGCTGATATGACCAAGCAAGCCATGGTAGATATCCACAAGCTGGGGATAACTCCATTAATTCAAATACATGATGAAGTAGCTATCTCCGTTTCTAACGATGATCAGATTGATTCGATCGTATATGCCATGGAAAATGCAGTCAAATTAGGTGTTCCTAGCAAAGTTGATGTAGAAATAGGCCCCTCTTGGGGCGAATCGAAATAACATATTGACGTAATTATATAATCTCGCATATAATCGCGTAAAAGAGAAGGATTTATGCGATATGGATACAGAAAAATGGAAAAGCATTCTAGTTCCTAAAGATGTTTATTTAGAAATTAAGAAAATTGCGGCTAAAGAAGGCAGAACTTTGGGTGGACAACTACGGTTCATCTACTCTCAATATGTTTCCGAGGAACAAAAGAGAGTAAAAGAGCTCGTAGACGCCGAAATGACCTTGAGAAAAGCCAAAGATCATTCCGTTGCGGGTTGATTGTCTTTATTTTGCATTAATTTAGACGCTTCAACGCCCATATTGTATAAAGCATCCGTCATAGGCCCATCAGATGCTTTCTTACCTCTCCCTGATAAAAAAACTTCTATTGGTGTATTTGTTTCTGGATGAAATGAGACGGTTACAGCTAAACCTTCTCCTACGTCCGTGGTTACACACGGTCTTCTGTTTGGTAAATTTGACATGTATTTTCTCCTCTGAATTAAACATCATATAAAATTATTTTTTGTTTTAATAGTCTTGACTTTCATTTTTTTTTAAAAACGTGTTATAATAAGATATGGACCCAGTTACTATTTCACTCGCGATGGGAGTCGCGTCCAAAGCTTTCTCCGCTATTAAACAAGGATTTGCGGTCGGTCGCGATATTGAACAAATGTCTGGGGACATCGGCCGTTGGATGGGAGCTGTTTCAGATGTAGATAATGCAGAAAAGCAAGCCAAGAATCCTCCCCTGTTTGGCAAATTGTTTAAGGCTGGATCTATAGAAGAAGCAGCTCTATCTGCTTATGCTGCTAAAAAGAAACTTGAGGAACAACGATACGAACTCAAGATGTTTTTGAATTTAACTCATGGTCCTAAAGCTTACGATGAATTATTGCAGATGGAAGGTCAAATAAGAAAACAAAGACAGCAAACCATATATAAACAACAACAAATGAGAAGGCAGATAGGCGAAGCTATTGCTTGGTTTTTTTTAATTGCCATTATCGGTGGTTTTATAGCACTGGTTGCTAGTATTTGGATTAAAGAAGCAAAAGCAGACACTTACAAATACACTCCAAAAACCTATACAAAGAAACAACTAGAAAACCAAGGCAAAATTAAAAAGAAAAAATACACAACGTGCCGTTTAAAAAAAAGAGTTAAATCAAGAACAGGCATGATGGCTTGTATCTATATAGGCAATAATCAAACATATGAGCTGATGATCGAATCGTGGTGCCCGAAACAATATAAGTGTGTTTACAATCCATGGGGAAAAGAACCAAACATTGATGATGTTATTGATTCTTTAAATAATGCCGTTAAAAATAAATGACGGTTTACAAATGTGATGACTATGTGTTGGACACGGGCAACAGCGCTAAGTCCTATCTTTATTACAAAGATCAGCTTTTGTTTATGGGCGATAGTCGAACCGCAATAAAATTCTTTTGTAAAAATTGCAGTGACATAAATTTACGGGCAAAATTAAAAAAATATAAATATATTAATATATGGGATTGACTATATTAATTTAATTTAGTACAACTTAATTGTGAGAGACACTATGACAAAGACTTAATGTACTCCTATTCATTAAGTGCAAAACTAAAAAACCCGTTAGGCTATCCCTAGCGGGTTTTTTTGTATAAAACTTTTGTACTTGACATAGTATGCGATAAATCTTATCTATTATATGTGCGGATTGTTTAGCACTGTGGTAAATTGCAACATCGACCTTAGTGACGATACCTCAAAACAATCTGCACACCAACATTAACAAAGACTTGGAGGTTATATGTTAAATCCCACAGAAAAAAAGAGGCGCGGCTATCTCATGCATTTTGAAGAAGGAGCTGAGGATGCTGTCCTTTACCAACAAATGAATGAGGACAAAAAGTCTTCGGCTTATTATAGACGAGGCTTTGATTTTGGAATGACGTTGCATTTAAAATTAAGGAGTATCAAATGATATTAAATAACGAATTAGATTTAAGCATAAATTTTTTAAAAAAGATGGCTACTGCTAAAAAAAGACAAATAGAGCTCGAACCAACAGAAGTTATGTGGAGAGAAGAGTTAACTCAATTAGAACGAACTATTGGTTTGATGGAAATGGAACGAGAATCTTATGAACAAGGGGAACAAGTAGATGTAATACAAGTTCAAAGATTACAATGAACGCGCAAAACACAACTCATGCTGTTATGTCTCAACGGCATGAAAAAAAAGATAGTCTGGATTACTTTCCTACTCCGCCATGGGCCACGCGAGCTCTGTTTCATTCTATTATAAAGCCTATGGGTATGATCCATTATAGTGATCGTGTACTTGAACCAGCTTGCGGTGGTGGTCACATGGTTAAGGTCCTTCAAGAATATTTTGATAAAGTCGAATCATGTGACATAGCTGATTATGGTCAGGATCGTATTCAGGACTTTCTTGCCATGGATTATAGTCAGGTAGTCGGTGCCTACACTTCTTATAACACGTTTGACTGGATCATTACCAATCCACCTTTTAATTTAGCTGAAGAATTTGTCCGTAAAGCTTTGCCCATGACACGAAAGCTGGTGGCAATCTTCGCACGAACTCAATTCATGGAAGGAATAGGACGTTATGAAAGATTATTTAAACCAAACCCGCCAACGATTATCGCGCAGTTTTGTGAACGAGTGCCAATCGTTAAAGGCCGTCTGTCTGCAACTGCTTCGACAGCTACAAGCTACGCTTGGTTCATATGGCGAACAAATCAAGACAATGACCAAACACAGCTGGTCTGGATCCCGCCATCACGGCGAATCTTTGAAAAAAATGCCGACTATGAAAAACGTGTGGAAACTCCACATTCTCGACCCACGGGTCACGCCCCACAAACCGACCTTTTTGGAAAAACTGAAGGAGATATTTAAATGAAATCTTATGAAGAAGCAAAAAAATCTGCTGACCTAAAGATTGAAAGACTTGAGCTCTGTATTAGGAATATAAAAAAAAATTATACATATGACTTTAAATGCCCTTCTTGTCACGAAATAAAAAAAAGAACGGTGTTTACTGCAAAAATAGGAAAAGGCAGAAAGTACTGTTCAGATGCTTGTAGAGCTTTTGGTTATAGAAAAAGACATGGAATTGGAAAAAAACATGGAATTGTTGAAAGTACGCCACAACAATTATCGGAAAAAAGAAAAAACCAATTAAAAAGAAGAAAAAAAATAATTAAAATGAGAGAATCAGGGCGTACATTTAATGAAATTGCTAAAAAATTAAATGTAAGCCGTCAATATGTCCATCAACTCTTTACAAAAGCTAAAGAAATAGAAAAAGGAGCAAAAAATGAGCAAAGAAAAAACTTGGATTAATATTAATGAAATGCCACTATGGGCAGAGGCTATTTTAGAAATAGAAGGCCTTGTTAATGAGGAAGTATCCAAATTAAAAAAAGCCGATAATGCAAAAATGGCCGCATTGTTAACAAATTGTCTAACTGTTATTAAACGAGGTTACTAAATGCCAAAAAATAGTGTAGATCATTGCAAAGATTGTGGTGTTAGATTAAAAAATACAAAGCATATCAGAACAAGGCCCATGTCTTGTCCTGATTGTGTGCAAAAACTTAACCCATCCGTTAGAGATATCTTTAAAGAAATGCAAAGAAATCCAACAACCCCAGCTCCCGATGAAATGTGGTTTGAAGATGATCCAAGAGCTGTTAATGAAATTGAGTATGGGCGCGTTAGTCGTGTATCTAATGCCGCGCCTCACGAAACAACGCTTAGTGAGGTAATTATATGAGTGAGTTGATTTGTAATCTACCCGCTCAAAAAGTTTATGTTAGAAAAGAATATTTAAGGGATTTAGAAGATGGATTTGGCGAGTTTGTCGATGGGGTCTGGGTCTCATGTAAATCTATACCTGGAAGAGCATTTTATTTTGAGACTTATTTGCCTCAATATGGCGCTTTGTTTGACAAGTTGCCTATTAGCGCGTTTGTATCTAGACCTGAAATACCCAATCCAGACCTACCTCTTAATAATTTGCAGTTCTGGAATTGTATGGATTATGGTATCACTGCTATTCATAAGCAATTCATCGGTTCAATGGATTATGAGGTGCTAACCAGAGATTTTGGTATACAAAAAGGTGTTTATATCGCAACCCTAGATAATTATCACGCCGATGTTAATGCCATAGATTATAGTACAGCTGAAACACCTGACGAACATAAATCTTTTAATCTGCTTCAGCTGGATAATGGACAGTTTTGTGTTTATCCAAACAATCGGATGAGAGTTTATGATAATAGTCTCACGCCTGATAAACCTTTACGGCCAGACTTCAAAGTTAGTACAATCGAGTACCAAGTTGAGAATGGGAATCAGACCCGACTCGGAGATACTAACGAATATTTTTGGAAAACAAAAAAAGAATCGTCTAAATAAGTCTTTGATTTTATTGAATAATTTTAATACTTGACTTTATCTTGTAATTTGATACTATTAAGTATGGGAGAAATCCCATATCTGTTTGACATAGTTGGTGATTAGTTTTGTAATGTTAATCTTTCATTATTTAATAGGAGAAAATTAATGAAAAAAAATACACTCGAAAATAAAGCAAATAAGTTTGATAAAATCATGGCAAGAAAAGTAAAAACTTTCTTGGGTAAATTATCGAAAAATGAAATTTACGATACTTTAAATGATCCATACAGCTTAAATGCTCCTTCTTATTATACTTCTAGTAAAAACTTCGATGGAAAAGGTAATTTCCCAATGAGTTATATCGAAGATTTCGTAAGAGTTCATAAAAGTAATTTTAGTAGTCCTAAAAGCACTATTTATGTTCAAGGCAAAAAGGTCAAAAGCCTGAAGGCCGTGTCTAACGAAGCTATAGTCTGGGATTTAATTTATAAGTTCGGACTTCAGGAGGCTAGTAAAGAAGCCAGCCAATACATGGGACGTAATAAATCTCATATGGTTCTAGTGGGAGCTATAGTGGATTATATCCATCCTAAAACTGTATTTGAAAAACTATCTGCCTAACACGGCTCACGGCCCTCGACAGAAATGTCGGGGGCTTTTTTGTTAATCTTCTTTATATATAGAGCTGAAAATAAAAAAAATATTTTTTGTTAAATATAGGTGTAACTGGTGTAACTTATGTAACTTCCTTCTGTAATCGTTAGTACATAAGGATTCTATGGTTACATATTTGGTTACATATTTGATTTCAAAAATGTAACTTTACAATATTAGATCAATTTTGGCCTTACTAAGGGCGAAAAAGTTTTTTGCAAAAAAATATTTTCTGGTCTATATATATAGGATGAATAACTTAAAGCCTTTGAAAAAGGGTCGAGGAAGACCAAAAGCTGACCTTCATAGTAAGCTTACTAGGAAACAAGAGAAGTTTGTAAAAGAAGTTGTTTCTAATGATGGAATGATAACTTTGAGGGAAGCTGCAATTAATGCTGGATACCCAGCTTCTTCAGCTCACACTAGAGCTTATGAAATGACTAACCCTCAAATCTGCCCACATATCTGTCGAGCTATCCAAGCTTATCGAGATGAACTTGATGAGAAATACGGCATTACATTTAAAAGACATTTAAGAGACCTACAAAGAATTAGAGATTTGGCTATAGAGAATGGGGCATATTCAGCCGCAGTTCAGGCCGAATATAGACGAGGCCAAGCCAATGGAAATATTTATATTAATAAATCAGAAATCCGTCACGGGACTATAGATAGTATGTCTAAAGACGAAGTCCTAAAAGCTTTGAAGGAACTGAAACAAAATGAACCGAGATACGCTGAGGAAGTTATTGAACACGAGGAAACAAAACCCGATAAAAAAGGAAGCGGGTCTGTACGAACAATTAAAGAGAGCCTCACTACAATACAGTAAACCATTAAGACTTAGTAGAATAGAAAATTGGATGACCCTTGGCCTTCCTGATTTACTAATCTGTGATGACAAACATAAATTTCATTTTGTAGAATTGAAATATGTGAAGTTTAATGCCGTCAATCTAAGCCCTCAACAAATTAGTTGGATAACTCTGCATAAAGACGCTTCCGTTTGGATATTAGTTAAAAGCACTAAAGGCCTTCATTTATATAGAGCTGACCAAGCCATAGAGCTGAAAGAACAAGGAATAAAATTAGAGCCACATTACTTTTGTTCTGAGCCTTTTGATTGGCAAAAAACTTTTGACTTGATCTTATAGAAAAAATCGCATATCGTTATTTTAATTTAAACAAATAGCTTGGAGGCTAGATATGAAATATTATTATGCGACTGTTGAAGAGCATCATGGAGAATTTGAATGTAGCCAATCAATATTGATTGCTACTGAAAAAGATGCTTATCAAAGACATGAAGAAATTACCAAAGATTGGTATGGCATAGACCTTAATGAAGACCCTCATAAAGAGGGTGTTTATTGGAATGATTGTATGACCTATCAAAGTGGTACTCTTGCTCGAATTACAAAAAGATGCTTTGAAGAGTTAAAGAAAAAAACTTATATGGGGGCTTTTTTTGATGAAGATACAGATATGCACCAAAGGGAGAAAAAATATGAACAGAGTTAAAATTATATTTCCTAACGATGACCCAAGATGGAACTACGTTAGGGGTGCTTTTCCTAAAACTAAAGCGGAGGCTTATGAATGTTGGCGAGACATAGTATGTGGGTTAGCTCCTGAAAGCATTTATGAAGACGGAGAGCTGAGTACAACTGAGGCCAGAAGAAAAGAGCGAGGCATTTTACAAGATGCCAAACTTTTGTTCACTCGTTTTCAATGTCCAAAAAGTCTTGCGGATGTTTGTGATTATGACCTTTCAAAGTATGTGGAGGCCGAGAATGAAAGAAGTAATTAAAAAAGCCGTGGCCTCAGCTCGATATTTTAAAAACAAAAAAGAAGTTGATATGTGGCATTCAATTTGGCATGAGGGCAACCCTAATCAATGGAGGCTTATATAATGAAGTCATTTTTAACAAAAGATCAAAAAAAAGATCTTAAAGCAAAAGGTTGGGATTTAATACCGACTAAATCTAATTGTATGTGGTTCGGCCAAGATTGGGATTGCAAACACAACGCTTTATCCACCATTAATGATATAATTGATCTTGATGGTAGCGAAGAAACACAAGGATATAATTTTTTAATTATTGGTTATAAAAAGGAGCAATATAATGAAGATTAAAGAATTATGGGAAAGTGATTTTGAATTTAGAAAAGTAGCAATTAATTACTTTGAAAAATTTAAAAAGGAAATGCAAGACATTGATCAAAGACATGACGCTTGGGGAGGCTTTAAATATAAAAGCTGGTGGTATGATCTACATTTATTTGACGATGAAGATGGCGATATGGATTGCATTTATTCAGTAAAAATTAATTGTAATGGAGATTTAGAAACCGATTTTGATAATGAATTAGTTATTCCTGAAACTGAATCTTTAGAATGTGATAGTTGCAAACATTATCAATATTACGAAGTTGAAGAGCCTTTATATTGTGATGGCGAATTTCATGGAAACAATGGGAAAGTCTTTTGTAATAATTGTGTAGAGGCAACGCAATGATCCACCCATTACAAAAGAAAGAGCAACGTATTTAACGGCTTTTGAAGAGGGCGTGAGTGATGCTTTTATAAACGGCAGTATGAATGAATCCAAACGATCATCTGCCTACTACAGAAGAGGCTACGAGTTTGGAATAACTTTAAAGGAGCGACTAAATGAAAACCTATGAAATAGAAGTATGGAAAGAAGTTACTGAAGTATGGACTGTTTGCGCTGAAAATGAAGAAGATGCAAAAGCAAACTATACTGACGGACATGAAGAAATATCTGAAACTGAATCAATAGATTTTAAAAGAATACAGGAGGTAACCGATGGATAAAGAAGACATGTTATGCGATATGTATGACATTCAACGTCAGGTAAAACAAGCCAAGTTATATGATAAACCAAAAGATAACGATGGCAGTTTAATAACTATTGGCGATTGTATTGAAAATGTAATTGAACAACTTGGAGGCGAACGATGAATAAAGAAGATAAAATTTTAAAAACTTTAAGCCCTGACTTCGGACAGCTCAGGCTAACCAACACAATGTTAAACAAGGCGATAATAGATGCTAATACAAGTATCAGGAGATTTGCCAAACTATTTGGTATTGATTTTGATAAAATGGTAAATGGCGAAAAGCATAAGTTATTGGCCTATTATGAAGATGATACGCTTTGTACTATTTCATTTTACAAAACTGTAAATAGAGGCGATAGAAGATTATCTATTTCAGGGATAAAGAAAAAAGCCCAAATAAATGATTTAATAGCTTTTAATTATAAAAGAATAATTTTAGATAATGATTTACAAGAAAATGTAATTGTCATAAATGTAACGGCCAAAGCCGAGAATAGGAGAATTGCATAATGTTTTTATTTCATTTATTAGCTAAACTTTTATACGGGTCAGATTATGAAAAACATCTTAAAAATAAACCTATAAGACGGGGGCGAAAACGATAACAAATAGGCCGTGATTGACACGGCCTTTTCTTTTTAGTACAAGTATGGGATAAATCACATATATAGGAGAAATAAAATGTTTTTATCTGATAAACAAATAAAAGAACTTAAAAAAAATAATTGGATACCTATGGAAACTAAAGACGGAACGGCTTGGTTCGGAGGAAAAACCCATAGCTCACTTGCGAATTATATTTCTAAAGATGAAATAGAACATTTTGAAGATATAGATTTTTTGGTAATTGGTTATTCAAGAAATTCAAAAGCGATAGACTTTACGACCGATTGGGAAAAAATGAGGGATTTTTTTCAAATTTCAAAAGAAGAATTTCTAGCCTCTTATTCTTATGTAACCGAGGCCGAATATGATGCAACGGCTAAAAAAGTAAAGGGAGCTGATAAATGATTAAATTAGTCAAAAATTCTACTGCAAAAAAAACAACTTATTGTGCAGTAACTTATAGAGCGGGAGGCCAAGATAAATTTGCAACTTGCCCTAAAACTTGTAATTTAAAACCTGATACTTCAGCGGGTGCCACAGAAATAGATTATAGCTATCTTGATGCAGTATCTGATTCCGTTCCAAAAGGCGGCGTTAGTTTTACTTACTCACATTTTAATCCTAGCTTTTGGAAACATAAGTTAAGAAAAGGTAAAACGGCTATAAACTATTCAGCAAAAAACATTGCGGATATGCTTTTACATTCATTCGTACCCGTAGTTATAAATGTTAAAGAGACATTCTGGAAAACTAATGGTAAATCAGAAACGCTAAATGATTTTAAAATTGTTAGATGCCCAGCTGAATATAACAATTCTAATTGTAGGGACTGCGGAAATGGAAAACCATTATGTAGTCGTATTGATAGAAATTTTGCTATTGGATTTACCGACCATGGGACGTATAAGAAAAAAGCGGGTAGTGAAACAGAAAACGGCGGTTGTTATGCAACGGCAGGCAATGTTAAATTACATTGGGAGGCAACAGTTAACGGAGCTGATACCGAGCGGGACGAAATACAGTTATTAAAATTTACTCAAGAACTACCTTTTGGAACTGTATTAAGACATCACATAGCGGGAGATTTTGGAAAATGTTAAATGATGAAATACAAAAAGTTATTTATAGGGAAGTTAATATTTTAGAAAATCATTTAAAAATGAAAACCTATAAAGATAAATGGATAAGCGTAGGATGGGTCAGCAGATTAAAAAATGGCGTTCTAATATTTAAACCAATAGTAAATAACTAAAAACTTTACATATAAGAAAAATCGTATACTATTTAAGCGGGTAATTAAGCCCGCTTTTTGCATTTTAAAAATAGGAGATAAATATGCATAATATAGAAAACGAAAATAACACTTTAGAAAAGCTTTTAATCCGCATTAAAGATACCAATGCTAGGAAACAAGATTTTATAGCACCAACTAAAGAACTTCAATTTAGAACTATTCAGGACGTTCCACACACACAAAGTGAAATTGTTATAGAGGGTAACGGCGGGGAGCCGACACGCTTTTTAAAAGTTAATGATTTATGTTTTGACCAAATAGCCCAAAAGAACGGGTTAGATGTTAGAACGGCTAGGCGTTTACAATCTGAATATCCTAGAGAATATGATTCATTGACTAATGCTATTTGGCAAAAAGAAAACAATAAGCGAATGGTTAGAACTTATGATGATTTAAACCAAGGTATGAACCCAAGCGGTACGGCTAGAGCTTTTTTATCTGATAAATTTAAAACTTTTGATAATTCTGATTTATTAGAATCTGCATTGCCTCAATTAATGGAATCGGACGCTTGTTGGAAGATTGTTAATTGCGCCATTACTCAAAAGAAAATGTACATACGTTTAAAATCCGAACTCATAACGGGAACGGGAGCTAATGTTAATGACATTATGGCACATGGAATCGGGCTTTCTAATTCTGAAACGGGAGCGGGCAGTATTTCAGCATTCGGAATTAATTGGACTCTAGCTTGCCTTAATGGAATGCAGAACCAAAACATAACAAGAAAATCTCATATAACGTCAGCTCGAGACGGGGACACTTGGAATATTTTAACCAATGAAACTAAAGAGGCTGATAATCACAGTTTAAAATTACAACTGCGGGATATTGTTAGCTCTTATGCGTCCAGAGATTCTTTTGATGAAAATTTAGAAAAAATGAAATTAGCGTCAGAAGATACGATAGACGTAGAAACAACCGAGGCAGTAGAAAATTTAGGAAAAGTTTTAACTTTATCTAAAAAAGAAACTAGCAACGTATTAGACGGATTGTTAAAAACTATTGGGCAAGCGGGTTATGAAAATGACAAGCCCGTTAACAGGGCAACTTTTGTTAATGCAGTAACTAGAGTCGGTAATACTGCTAAAGCTGATGATGTTGACTTTTGGCAAAAACTAGGCGGGCAAGTTTTAAACATGAAAAAAACCGATTGGAATAGAGTCGCTATGGCCTCATAATTTTCTATACATTTAAAGCCGATTTAAGCCCCGTAGAAATGCGGGGCTTTTCTTTTGGTATAAAGTATGCGATAAAATACATAAGCCCGCTAGACGGGATAATTTTAATAGGAGATTAAAATATGAAAAAAGTAATGATAATTTTAGAATTTGAGAATAAAGAAGAAGTAGATGAAGAAGATGTAATACAGTACCTACAAGAACTAATTGAACAAAATTGTTTATCATATGAGAAGATAGAATAATGTATAAAAAAATAGTATCAACTGTAATAAAGGCTGAATGGAACGATAAGCCAAAAATGGAAATTTTATTACATGAAATGCCGAACGATTTACAAAACGCTTTTGATGAATGGCTAACCGATATTGAAAAAGAGGAAAACGCCAAAAACGGCAATTAATAAAATTTTTAAAACTTTGAATAAGCCCCGTATTTTTTACGGGGCTTTTCTTTTTGGTTAATATATGCGATAAACTATATAACTTTAATTAATAGGAGAAAGTGATGACTAAAATAAAAAGTTTTAAAATCTATACAGACGATACAGACGAAAACAAAGTATTAGTCGGAAACGATATTAATACCGCTTTGGAAATACTAGAAAATAATGGTTATATTATAGAGGCGGAGTATGAACAAAAGGAAAAAACGATTATACAAATAAACTTAAAAAAAGATTCTAGCTTTAATGACAAAAACCATTTTATTTATTGTTTACAAGATTTAATAAATGAATGGGAAGACGTTATAGGAGCAAAAGAAATGGATAAGGAAGATGCGGGGTTTAATTGTGAAAGACTATCTGAATTAAAAACCATTTTAAACGGGGGCTTAACAAATGACAAAAGCTGATTATATTTACAATCGTAAAGACGGCGGAACTACTTATTGCTATGGAGATATTGAAGAAGATTCAAATTTTGTAGTAGCTTGCGATAATGAAAACTTTGACGGGGTAGTTTGCGATATTGACTCCGTCAGGGATAATCTAAACACTTGGTTTAAAGTTTGTAAGTATTTAGAAGAACGGCACCGCCCCGATATAGAACAACTTGAAACGTGCTAAAAAACTTGAGAGCTGCTTAACCTCAAACCCTTATAAAGCCCCGTATTTTTTGCGGGGCTTTTCTTTTTTGGTAAAGTATGCGATAAAATAGGATAACTTTAATTAATAGGAGATTTAAGAAAATGATTAATAACAAACAAATAAAAACCATCAATAAAATGTATGTTAGTTTTCAATTTATGAATAATATTACTTGGACTAAACACCGAGACGAGATTTATAAATTAGAACTTGGATACGAAAAAGGCCACCGCAATTTTTGTTATGGTCGAGACTATGGAAAATTTACGGCGAACTTATCAGCAAAGTTTTTTACTTGTAGACATATGTTTGACTCTATTACCGCTTATAATAAATTTATAAATGAGAATGAGAGTCGGGGCTTGTATAAAGTTAAAGATTATCTAGGAATTAAAACTAGTATTTTTCACGCTCAAGCTTTTGTTGAGAATTACCAAAAGCAAATACAAGATTTTTTACAATTTCAATTAGCCTCGGATTTATTTCTAGATTTTGATAAATTGGATTATATGGACTTGGTTAAATTGGATAAGGTTGCCTAATGAAAACTTATTTAAAAATTAGGAAAGTATTTTGCTTTATATGTGAACTTTTGTTTATGCCAATTATGTTTTTATTTGCTTTCTTTATTCTTTTAATTGCGGGGAACATATAAAAACTAAATAACATTTAACGCCGATTTAAGCCCCGTTTAAGCGGGGCTTTTTTATTGCCTTATCTAATTAGTATTAAATAGTTAAACAAGCCGACCACGGCCGACCAACCAAGATTTAAAACATATGAACACCGAATCAATATATAAAGATTTACGGGGCAACAGCAACCAGTCTGGAATATCTAGAAATCGACCAGGATTTTTTAATTTTTCCCAGTAATTTTCCCAGTAATTTTCCCAGTAATTTTCCCAGTAATTTTCCCAGTAATTTTCCCAGTAATTTTCCCAGTAATTTAAGCCCCGTTATCAGCTGTAAAACGTGAAGGAATAACGCTAAATAAATAATGATTCGTGGGGCAACGGCAAACGTCAGCGGGGCAAATAGACTCCAAAGCGGTTAAGGTACCCTAGACAATAGAGGCTAAAAAACGGCTTAAAATATAGGATTCTTAAAAAAAATTCAGCGAGCCATAGGTCGCGACAGCGTGAGCTAGGGCTAAGTTTTTCACAAACAATTATAAATAATTTGATATAGTCGTTAACTATATTATAATAACCCATAAATCGCATACAATTTTAAGGTAAGGGACCCCTACATGGATGGTAGAATACAAGACGAGAGGATCCTCAAACTCGAACTAAGACTAGCTCAGTTAGAAAAGAATGAGGAGTGCCAAAATACGTTTTTAAGTTTTGTAAAAAACATCTGGCCGAGTTTTATTCAGGGCAGACACCATGAGATCATAGCAGAGAAGTTAGAGAGGGTTGCCCGTGGGGAGTTGAAACGTCTAATAATAAACATGGCCCCTAGACATACGAAGTCGGAGTTTGCATCTTTCTTGTTCCCCGCGTGGATGATGGGCCGCAGTCCGAACATGAAGATCATTCAGGCAACACACACGACAGAGCTCGCTGTCAATTTTGGCAGGAAGGTCAAGAACCTTATTGAAACGGATGAGTTCAAGACGGTATTTCCAGATGTAAGTTTAGCTGTGGACAGTAAAGCGTCAGGAAGATGGGATACGAATAAGGGTGGTATGTATTATGCTGTGGGTGTTGGCTCGAACTTAGCTGGTCGTGGTGGTGATTTAGTTATAATAGATGATCCGCACTCGGAACAGACGGCTATGAGTAACAATGGTTTTGAAGATGCGTGGGATTGGTACACTGGGGGCCCCCGACAGAGGCTCCAGCCTGGAGGTAGTATAGTTTTAGTACAGACAAGGTGGTCAGAGAAGGACTTGACGGGTCAGTTAGTCCGCTCGATGGCAAAGGATCCCCTAGCGGATCAGTGGGAGATAGTGGAATTGCCTGCTATTTTTGATAGTGGTCAGCCTTGTTGGCCAGAATATTGGAGTTTGGATGATTTAACGGCAGTAAAAGCGTCTATTCCGCCCAGTAAATGGAACGCGCAGTACCAGCAGCAGCCTACTGGTGAAGAAAATGCGATAATTAAGAGAGAATGGTGGAAGAGATGGGAGAAAAAGAGTGTTCCTAACCTGCAATATGTAATTCAGAGCTATGATACTGCTTTCTCGAAACGTGAAACGGCAGATTATAGTGCTATTACGACATGGGGTGTCTTTTATCCAGAGGAAGTGGGTGGTCAGCCTGCTTTGATTTTGCTTGATAGTGTAAAAGACAGGTGGGATTTCCCAGAATTGAAGACTATTGCGTTAGAGCAGTACAATTATTGGGACCCTGAGACAGTAATTATAGAAGCCAAGGCCACGGGGCTGCCGCTGACACATGAATTGCGTAATATGGGCATACCTGTTGTGAACTTTACACCGAGTAAAGGTAATGATAAGGTATCTAGAGTACATGCGGTGTCTCCTTTGTTTGAAGCGGGGATGGTTTGGGTCCCTGACGAGACTTTCGCGGATGAGATGATAGAAGAGGTTGCAGCTTTTCCAAATGGAGAGTATGATGACCTTGTGGATAGCATGACGCAGGCCTTAATGCGCTATCGTCAGGGTAATTTTGTACAGCTACCGACTGACGATTGGGAAGAAGGCGATGGGTCGGCTCAGGTAAGAGCTTATTATTGAGGTGAACATGGCTGACAGTGTAGTACGCAACGCAAACAAAGAAGACATTCCCATTTTTGATTCTGGCACTGATCTTGGCGATCAGTATATGATGGAAAATCAAAGTTTTAGTGACATGGGGTATGATGAAATTGTAAGGATGTTGGAAGAAGATCCGTATGCCATGGATCCTTTGGACAAAGACAGGACGGGTCCTCCAGAAGAATATATAGAACCGATGGACGCGATCCGTGACAAGATGTTGGAGTTCGGTGGTAGCGAGATGGAAGGCGGCTTGGCGGATGCGCCTTTAGGTGGCATTGATTTATTAGACACTAACTATGTTAAGCCGAAGTTTATTCCATTAAAGTATGGTGGGTCTCCAGGTATAGAGAGTATAATGAAGAAGACCACTATTGAGATGCAGGAGATACCTGCTGACAGAAAGATGTTGGTTATGAACCGCATTATGAAACAGGGTGGTGTGACGCAAACCCGCGATCCACGGCTCATGGCCCAGCTAGCACAGGTTCTTGGAAGAGATGGCTAAGTCAGGATTAACATCTTTGAAAGACCAAGCGGTCAACATGAACCGCGGCCCACGGGGCATAGAGCCTTACGTTCAATACATGGAACCTGGAGGAGTGGTCAACAGAGTTCTTAATTACCTTGGTTATGGAGACGAGGAAGCTCCTCTTGAAACAAGGAATATATTTGAAGAGCAACGGGAGGTTGCAGAGAAAGAAAAGTTTAGACCCACTGTAGAAGAAGGAATAGCCAGAGCTAAAGAAGGAAGAGAAACAGATGAGCGTTTAACACGATTTGATGAGGAAGGTCCTTTGATGCGAATGATAGCTGCAAGGATCCGTAAAAAAGGCGAACAACCATTTACTCCTTTTGAAAAAAATTTAGGTCTTCAGGACGATCCTTATGCAAAAAAGCCGCCTGTCCCAAGCACATATCAAACAGGGGTGGAGTTTGGAGACATAGAAACAGGATTTGATTTATTGGGTCAGCTTGATTTCAACAAAGTTTTACTTGCGGGATTAAGAGACAGCCGAACTTTATCTGATTTTGTCAAAATACCAAGAAGGTCTGATAAGACTACTTCTAGGGCTTTAAACACGTCACAAGCTTATTATCAGGGAACAGATAATATTATACAGATGAATCCTCTTATTTTTGAAGATAATTTTAATGCAACCTTAACTCACGAGTTGATGCACAAAGGTGCAGATTTGTTACAAAAAGCATCTGGGCAAGATCTTGAAAAACTAAGAAAAAATGTTATGGCAAGAGGAAGAATGTCAAAAGCAGAACATCGTTATATACAAAGTATTGTTAATAAGGCTTATGTAGACAGGATGTTAATAAATGCCTCTGACTTTTCTCGTTCACAACTAGCGTACTATGAAGCACGAGCTAAAGAAAAACCTGATGATAAACGCTACAAGGAAGAAGTAAAATATTACAAAGAAAAGCTTCATGGGGACCGAAATCAAACTTTAATATCGGAAGCCAAAAGAGTTTTTGACTTGTATATGACTAAAGAGAACAGACAAAAGTTTATAAACATAGCCTCACCTGTTTTAGAAGCAAATAAAATATCTTCGTATTTTCTTTCAAAGGATTACGATTATGATAAGATAGCAGATATATTTGATATAATGCCTTTTAGACATAGCATGGCTATATTTGACACCGCTAATGCTATTATGGCAGAAGATCACATAACAAAAAAATTTGCGGAAACGATGCAAAAAGCTAAGAGCTCTCGTCTTTCAAAAGATTATGACTCTTATTTTCCAGAACAAATACCGCCAAACTTTGATTTGTATACACCAAAAGCAAAAGCCGAAGGCGGTGTTATAGGCCTAAAGGACAGGGCTGTTAAAATGTATAGGAATGTTGTATAGTACCTAAAAGGAGAATTACATGGCAAGAGAACCGATAGGCAGCATGATGGAAAATGTCCCGTCTCAGATAGACGAGGATGAGTTAGCGGCTGAAGTAGAAATAGAGATGCCCGACAGTCTTGACATGGGACCTGTGCCAGAGAATGTAGAGATTATGGAAGAAGATGATGGAAGTGTTGTCGTTGATTTTGAGCCACAGGATCAACGAGGCACGACTGAAGAGTTTTCCGCTAACTTAGCTGAAGAGATGCCTGATGCTTTACTGGGTAGGATAGCCAGTGAGCTGACGGGCGAGTTTGATGAAAACAAGAGTGGTAGACAGGAGTGGGAAGATGCTTTCGCTAACGGTTTGGAGTTGTTGGGATTTAGTTACGAAGAACGATCACAGCCTTTTCGAGGCGCGAGCGGTGTCACGCATCCCTTGCTTGCCGAGTCAGCCACGCAGTTCCAAGCTCAAGCGTTTAATGAATTGTTGCCGCCGACTGGACCCGTGCGAACAACAGTGCTTGGATCTAGTACTCCTGACAAAGAGGATCAAGCTCAACGTGTAAAGGAGTTTATGAACTATTATATTACCTGTGAGATGGAAGAATATACACCTGAGTTAGATCAGATGTTATTTTTCTTGCCTCTGGCGGGCAGTACGTTCAAGAAGGTATATTATGATGAGAACTTGGAGCGGGCTGTAAGTAAGTTTGTTCCAGCTGAGAATTTGATTGTACCGTATAACACGACAGATTTAGAGACGTGCCCTAATATCACACAGGTTTTGAAGTTAAGCTTGAATGATTTGAGAAAGAGACAGGTAGCGGGATTTTACAGGGACATACCTGTGATGCCAGCTCAATCTGATTCTGGGGCCTTGGCTGATGAGATTGAGAGAATTGATGGTATGTATCCATCACAGATTGATTATGACTGTACGTTATTGGAATGTCATGTAGATTTGGATTTAGAGGGTTATGAAGAGACTGGCGAGGACGGTGAGCCAACAGGGATTAAGATACCATATGTTGTGACAATATCACAGGATAATGGCCAGATACTGGCGATTCGCAGGAATTACAGAGAAGGTGATGAGAAGAAGTCAAAGATACAATATTTTGTACATTATAAGTTTCTTCCAGGCTTTGGTTTCTATGGATTAGGGTTGATACATACTATTGGTGGTTTATCGAGAACCGCGACTGCCGCATTGAGGCAGTTGATTGATGCTGGTACATTATCGAATTTGCCAGCAGGATTTAAAGCCCGCGGCCTACGGATCAGGGATGATGACGAGCCTTTACAGCCTGGAGAGTTTAGAGATGTAGATGCTCCAGGTGGTGATATAAAAGCGAGTTTAATGTCGTTGCCGTTCAAGGGCCCTGACCAGACTTTGATGAGTTTGTTAGGCTTTGTAGTTGATGCGGGACAACGATTCGCTACCATAACGGACTTGAAAGTAGGCGATGGTAATCAACAGGCAGCTGTGGGCACCACTATAGCGATGTTGGAACAGGGCTCACGGGTCATGTCAGCTGTACACAAAAGATTACATTATGCGATGAAGTTGGAGTTTAAGCTGTTATCCAAGGTAATGTCCGAGTTCTTACCAGACGAGTATCCGTATAGTATTACGGGTGTTGACGGTAGTATAAGACGAGAGGACTTTGATGATAGGGTAGATGTTTTACCTGTATCTAATCCTAATGTATTTAGTCAGGCACAGAGGATATCTTTGGCGCAGACTAAAATGCAGTTAGCTACTTCAGCTCCTGATATGCATAATCTGTATGAAGTCTTCAGGGATATGTACGAGGCACTGGGCGTTAGAGATATAGACAGGATTTTGAAACGTACACCTGAGCCAGAGGCTGTACCAAAGGATCCAGCTCAAGAGAACATAGATGTTCTAGATCAGATAAAGCTCACTGTTTTTGAGGGTCAGTCCCATGAAGCCCACATAATGGCACACATGGTTTTTGGATCTACTCCTCTTGTAGCTCAGTCTCCTGCTATGGCAGTCACTTTACAAAAGCACATAATGGAACACGTTAAGATAGGAGCTCGTGAAAGAGCTGCTGTTGACTTGATCCAAGCTGGTGGTGGTCAGGCTGTATCAGAAGAGCAGATGATTGATATGGAAGCCAAGACAGCTCAATATGTTGCAGAAGGCATGTCGCAGTTGAAAGCACTAAGCGGACAACTAAGCGGTGCAAATCAACCTGATCCTCTTGTAAAACTAAAGGAACAGGAGTTACAACTGAAATCACAGGCTGAAGAAAATGACGCTAAGGTAGACAGGGCTAAACTTGGCCTTGAAGAGAAGAAGGTGCAACAAAGAGACGAACAGTTTGATAAGCGGATACAAAGCTCTGAGAATATAGCGCAGGCTAGGATTGATTCGTCTATGCAACGTGAGTTATTAAAACAACAAAACAACCAAGGAGGTCAAGATGGCTAAAAATAAAGGAACTTCAAAAGTTAACTTAGGAGCAGGAGGTATTATTTCAGCTTCTAAAGGCTCTGCAAAAATTAAAGAGATTCTTATGCCAGATCCAGGAGGTATAATAAAAGCGTCTGAGGGTATGAAAAAAATTAAGAAAGGTAAATAAGATGGCTAAAGCAGGTGATAAAAGAACAGAAAAAGATTTAAGAGTAGAATTTTTTGACGGTCCCGCTTCAGATTTTATGAGTTTCGAGCAGTTTTTAATTAGAGAAGGTCACGGGGATAAAGTGAAACCTATGAAAATGGCAGACGGTGGTGAAGTATTTGCTCCTAACTCTGATTACTATAAGGATCTCTTGTAAAAGTGACGGCCTTCATGCTTGTCTGCTATTTAGGCGCACAGCTGGAAGGCGGGATCTACTTCAAAGATGTCAGTAATTGTTTGTCATATAAAAAAAGATTGCATAATCAAACTATTATGCGGGAAAACAAAGAAACTACATATCAATGCATGTGCAAACTAGTTCCAAAGATAGATCCAAAGAAAGTGAGGGTGTATTAATGCCTGAAGATAAAAAGAAAATTGTTAATATAGACATAGGTCAGAATAGCTTTGAGCTTATTCTTCGCATATTAGGAAATGAGTTCATTGCAATAAAGATAGGCTCAACTAATTTTTCTGGTAAATTAATAGCAGGCGGTATTTTATTATTGTTTTTTACTTTTATGATATTAGAAGTATTTGGGTTGAATGAGGCGTTGATGAAATGAATGTAGACACTTTTTTAAGATGGAAAATATTACCAAGATTGATGATGCTTGCTAGTACAGTAATGTCTTGGCGTTGTGCAGAATGGTTTATGGGCTTAGATGCTCCAACAGCCTCGCAATCAGCATTTGTCTCTGTTGTTATGGGTGTAATGACAGGTGTATTTGGTATATGGATGGGCCACGAACATAAGGGAGATAATAATGTTAACAGCGTTAATAGGGCCAGTAAGTAACTTACTTGGCAAGTTTATAGAAGATAAGGACATGAAAAACAAGCTGGCTCACGAGGTAGCTACTATGGCCGAATCTCACGCGCAGGAGCTTGCAAAAGGTCAGATAGAGATAAATAAAGCTGAAGCGCAACATAAATCTATATTTGTGGCGGGCTGGCGCCCCTTTATCGGTTGGACATGCGGTATTGCCCTATGTTGGCATTTCGTACTGGCGCCTGTTACTATGTTTGTTTGTGCTTATTTGACCGTGCAGATACCTGAATTGCCAACTTTTGACATGGGTTCACTTATGACCGTTTTGATGGGAATGCTCGGATTGGGGGGACTTAGGACATATGAAAAGCAGAAAGGATTAACCAAATGAGTTTATACAAAAACATTCATGCAAAAAGAAAAAGAATAGCTGCAGGTAGTGGCGAGAAGATGCGTAAGGCGGGAGCTAAAGGAGCTCCAACTAAAAAAAACTTTAAACGAGCAAAACAGACTGTAAAAAAAGTATGATTCGCATAAATTTAGAATTATTTAGGTTTTTTAATAAAATTGGTAATTATTTTTACAGAAAACATGTCAATGGGGTAAAACGTGCAGCCAGAAACTGAAATATGTTATATACATAAAGTAGCTTTTGTAAAACACGAAGTTGAAGAACCCATTCCTTTTGCAGGAATTTTAAAATTTGTTGAATATAAATGCCCAATGTGTCAAAGTAGCTTTGAAGGTATAAGAGAATATACGACAGAATAGAATAATATGAGGTTTTTATACAAATGAATGAGATTTATCTTGCACAAGCTGTATTTAGGCTTATAAAAGAAAGAAGAGAACTTATTCGAGAGACTTTAGAGTTTGATAACGTGAAAGACATGGAACATTACAAAGGTCTTATGGGTGAGTTAAAATCTTTAGATTATCTAGAGGGCGAAATAAAAAATCTTTTGGATAAGCGTGAACAAGAGGAAGCTTAGATGGATACGTCCCCCACAGAATTAAATGGAACTTATGTAGATCCAAAAGACAGAGTTTTAGACCCTAGCTTAATAGAACAAAGCTTAATAGAAAGAATGCCGAAGCCAACAGGCTGGCGAATACTTATTCTGCCGTACAGAGGTAAGGGTAAGACAGAGGGCGGTATTTTGTTACCAGACAAGCTTGTAGAAGAAGGACAGGTTTCCACGCAAGTGGGTTATGTATTGAAAGTAGGCTCACTAGCTTACAAGGATACAGAGAAGTTTCCAGCGGGCCCTTGGTGCGCGGAAAAGGATTGGGTAATGTTTGCCCGATATGCAGGATCTCGTTTTAAAATAGACGGCGGAGAGGTCAGAATTTTAAATGATGATGAGATTTTAGCAAAAATCATGGACCCTGAAGACATTTTACATTATTAAGAGGTAGATATGAGTGGAAAAGAAGCACAAGCAGAACTAGATTTAGATTTAGGTGAAGAAGATGGTCCAGATGTGGAAGTTACTGTCGAACAACCGACTGAAAATGAAGAGGTTGCAGCTGAACCTGAAGTTGCAGCGTCTGAGGATGAGTTTCAAAAAAGTGAAAATCAAACTCAAAAAAGAATTAATCGTCTTACTAAAAAAATGCGAGAAGCTGAGAAAAGCGCTGATGAAGCGACTAGGTTTGCGCAGCAAAAAGCAAAAGAAAACCAAGAATTAGCTCAAAGACTTAATCAGATGGATAACAGCTACGTTGATCAATATAGTGGTCGCGTAGAATCTGAATTAGCTCAAACAGAATCTGCTTTAAGAAGTGCCATGGAAATTGGTGATACAGAAGCGGTGGTAGCTGCGCAGAGAAAAATGACACAGCTTGCCGTAGATGCGGATAGAGCGGCTCAGGCTAAGTCTGCTAACGAGAGAAGACAAAAGCAAGCTCAGGAACAGCCTGTAGTCCAACAAACACCTGTTCAAGCTCCTGCAAGGCCTGATCCTAAAGCAGAAAGCTGGGCACAACGGAATGATTGGTTTGGCGATGATAGCGCTATGACCTATGCAGCATTTGGTATTCATAAAGAACTTGTCGAATCAGAAGGTATTGACCCGAAGAGCGATGAGTACTATGATACATTGGATAGACGTATGAAGGAAGAATTTCCTCATAAGTTTAAGGAGGATACTCAGAGCAAGCGACCCGCCCAGACGGTTGCCTCTGTAAATAGATCCTCTGGAACTGGGCGCAGTAGTGGGAACAAGGTTAGATTAACCCAAAGGCAAGTAGCTATGGCTAAAAAACTTGGGGTAACTCTAGAGCAATACGCAAAATACGTTAAGGAGTAAAATAAATGGCACAACAAGACGATATGTTTGAAGGTTCTATTAAAAGAACTCCTCGCGCAACACAGACAAGGGAGAAGGCGGCATCGCGTAAGCCGTGGGCTCCACCATCCATGCTGGATGCACCACCCGCACCAGATGGCTTTAAACATCGATGGGTAAGAGCAGAAACTCGTGGTTTCAATGATACCAAGAATGTTTCGGCAAAACTTAGAGAAGGTTGGGAGCTCGTAAGAGCAGATGAATACCCAGATTTTGAAGCCCCAGTAGTAGATTCGGGTAAATATGAAGGTGTTTTCGGAGTAGGTGGGTTAGTTTTAGCTCGTATGCCTGAAGAAACTATAGCAGAAAGAACTGCATACTTTAATCAAAGGAAAGCAGATCAAATGCAAGCAGTGGATTCAGATATGATGAGAGAAAACGCACATTCAACTATGACGATCAATCGACCAGATCGTCAATCTCGTGTAACCTTTGGCGGTCCTAAAAAACAATAGGATGGCCCCATTATTGGAGTAAAATAAATGGCAAATCAACTATCAGCTGGTTTTGGTCTTCGTCCGATAGGTAAGGTAGGTGGCAACCCAAGTAATATGGCCACAACTCAGTATGAGATTGCAAATAACTATACAACAGCTATATACAATGGCGGAATCGTTGTTCCTGATTCTTCAGGAACAATCGTTATTTCTGATCAAGCGATTGCCCCATTAGGTGTATTAGCAGGTGTAGAGTTTGTAGACTCAGTCACTGGAAAAACTACTTTTAAGAACTATTGGCCTGGATCTAACGCAGTAAGTGTGGACACAAATCATCCTGTGAAAGCATTCGTACATGACGATCCTATGCAACTTTATGTTGTAGTAGCAGATGGTACAAATACTGACAGAGCAACAGCTCTTGCAGATACTTTTATCAACTGTGACATGGCAAGTGTAAACAACGGTAGCACAGCTACTGGTAAATCTAGCGATATGTTAGATATCAGTACAGCCGCTACAACTAATACACTTGATGTGAGGATTGTAGGTCTTTACGAAGATGCCGCAAACGCAGATTATTCTGCTGCTGGGCATCAATACATCGTAAGGTTAAATGGTCACTTTAATAGCGGTACTACTATTGCAGTAGGTACTTACGCTACAACAGGCATATAGGAAGGGGTTAGAAAATGGCTATTTCAAGAGCACAACTAGCAAAAGAGCTAGAACCTGGACTTAACGCCCTGTTTGGTCTAGAGTATGATCGTTATGAGAACGAGCATTCGGAGATATTTGATGAGGAATCATCAGATAGAGCGTTTGAAGAAGAAGTGATGTTAGCAGGCTTCTCGACTGCACCGTCTAAGTCAGAGGGTGGATCGATTAGTTTTGATGACGCACAAGAAACTTTTACCTCAAGATACACACATGAGACTATCGCATTAGCTTTCTCTATTACTGAAGAAGCTATTGAGGATAATCTTTATGATCGTCTTGCGGGTCGTTACACAAAAGCATTGGCAAGATCAATGGCACAGACAAAGCAAATTAAAGCTGCAGCTGTGTTAAATAATGCTTTTACTGCAGGAGCTAGTGCAGGTGGTGACGGAGTTGCTTTATTAAGTAATGCTCATCCGACTATCAGTGGAAATCAAAGTAATATATTGTCAACAGCGGCAGACTTAAACGAGACTTCGCTAGAGCAAGCTTTAATTGACATTGCTGGTTTACAGGATGAGAGAGGCTTAAAAATCGCTGTAAGAGGCACTAAGTTGATAATTCCAAAAGAATTACAATTTATTGCTGAAAGAGTGTTAAACAGTAATTTAAGAGTAGGAACTGCAGATAACGATGCAAATGCTATTAAGAATATGGGAATGATACCTGAAGGTGCCGTTGTAAACCATTTCTTAACAGATACAGATGCATTCTTTATTAAAACAGATGCTCCTAACGGCTTAAAGTACTTTAATAGAGCTGCTATTAAGACTGCTATGGAAGGTGACTTTGACACTGGAAATATGCGTTTTAAGGCAAGAGAAAGATACAGCTTCGGTTTTTCAGACTGGAGATGTTTATTTGGAACACCTGGTGCGGCCTAGCCTCCAAGCAAATTATTGCACCAGTTTTGAGGGCGGCACTTGCCGCCCTTCTTTTTTTGTGTATAATAAAAGAAACCTTGACAGTTACATGGTGTAACTGACATTTGCCAAGACAAGGAGATTTAAATGGCTAATACAACTTTTTCGGGCTCAGTCCGATCAGAAGACAATTTTAAGTTAGTAAGTAAAAACACAACTACTGGCTTAATCCAAGACAGAACTAAAGCAAGTGGTCTTAAAGATACTCGTAGATATTACTTAGAGGAGTATTTTGTACAACTTCCTAAATTAAATGCAGTTAATATTATTGATCCTGATGCAGATGATGCTTCAGCATTAGCACTTCATGTTTTAGCAAACAAAAATTTTGAAGTTTTAGGCACTAATATGACAAGTGCATTATCTACTAGAAATGCCACAGCAGCAGGTATAACATTAACCACAGCGGGTGCAGATCAAGACCAAGCGATTGTTCTTCCTCATTTAGACAGTAATCAAACTGCATGGACAGGCACAAAGTGGGGAACAGAAAACCAAACAATTTGGGAATGTTCTATAAACACAAATGCTATTGATAACCAAAAATTATGGGCAGGTTTAAAGCTTACTAATGACCAGTTGGTAGCAACCGATGCGAACCAAGCATTTTTTAAGTTTCAAACTGATGCAACAAACTCTGAAGCATTTACGGACTTTACTAAGTGGCATTTTGTACACAGTATAGGTGGCACAGATTTTATAAGTCAGTTGCCTATCACAGTCGCAGCAAATACTATTTATCATTTTAAAATTGAAATAGATTCAGAAAGAAAGTTATCTATTTTTGTTGATGGTATACAGTATAATATTACCTCTACATCTGGATCAACTGGTGG